TATCTGATAGCGCTGAGAAACTATATTTTGGAATTGTAAAGCTAAGATTGCATGTGGTTAATGGCTCTTTTTCTAAGCTCAAAGGGATTGAGTCTAGTCAGGTGGCTTCTAAATCTATCGTTAAGGATCACGATGAAGCCATTCAGTCTCTAACTGAACTTATAGCAGCTCAACTATAAATGCTATATAATGGGTAGTGGGAGTAATATATGGCAAATGGACCAACAGATGGAATTTCTAACAAAACCAATCCAGCGGGTAGAGTTGACGATATTTCACCTGGTGCTTTATCTGAATTTGAAGCTAAAGTTAATGACATCTACACGATCACACCAAAAAACTGGTACAAATCGCTGCCATACGGTTTTAGATTCTATGATAGAAAAGGCAAGTCCACCACGTTCTTTCTGCCTATAAACCCCAACAATATCAATGTAACTACTCATTTCGCCACCAATATAGTTACTTCTTTATACGGCACCATAGAGGAGCACTCTGAGGTTAGATACCATGATTTCATAATCAGCGGTACTACAGGTATGGCACCCATATATTCAAAACCACCGCTGTTTCAGAATGCTGGTGGAATTGTTAGTACTGCTGGTAGAGAGTCATTTCCAGTATTTAGATCGGTGGCTCAAGGCTTTGCCTCTAGAACAGAAGGAGCTCTTAGACAGGCTCTTGGGGCAGTAAATGACATAGTTGACTTTAAAGGTAAAAAGAACAAGAACGGCCTTGATCTTGAGAATACAGGGTATTTTGCTTTTCACAACATGTTTAGATATTTCATGCTATACAAAAAAGATGTAGCTGGAGAAGCAGACTCTTCTGGTCGCAGAGCTAAAACAAACCAGAGATCCCGCCATCCACTTCTATTCCTCAACTACAAAGATGGCACTCAATACAATGTGGCAATAACTAGATTTGACTTAACCAATGATGCTGCAGATCCAATGTTGTACAAATACAAGATAGCAATGAGGGGTTATGAACTCACCAGTGTTGATAAGGGTGGCTTTGAACCAGTTGATATTGGTGCTGATTTAGGTCTAGGTGAGGTTGCAAGTTTATCCATATTTGCTGCCATGAAGCGACTTTCTAGAAATGCCAAAAATGCAGCTGGAGCTGCTTTAGCAGCGGGGACATCAGTAGGATCATAATGGCAGCAAATACTGACAGTATATATTTAGCAACATCAGACTTAAATCTTTGGCTAAAGACTAGAGCGGGAGATACACTTCTTATGTCCGATGTTCCAAAGATTATTACCGATAGATGGACTTATTTTAGAGACAATTGGGAATTTATACGACCAAACTATGAGACTGCAGTAAATAGATACAGCAATCCTGATCTATTGGCCACACAAATCGATAACTTTTCTGAGTTCATAATAGATCAAAGAAACGCTGGGGTAAATATAAACCCCTTTGAGAATAGAAACATTCAGTTCACCTTCTTTGCTATCTTTGATAGCACCGATCTAACAGAGATACCACTAACTAAAGATGAGAAAGTAATTATAAACTCGGAGATTCAAAGAGTAAATGCTTTTACTAAAACTGATTTTTTAGCTATTAGAAACAAGCTTGAAGAAGAACGGAACAGATCCTCTGATATCATAGGCGGATCTGATGAGGACTACAATCGTATTTACGACAGAAGCTCTGTCGTGCAGCAATTAGACAGATCTATTAACACCATTGTAGACATGCAACAGCTCATGAACAGCATAAAAGTTTGTACCTTTATAATGGCCAATATCTTTACCCTAGACACCGTTTCAGTGGATCCATTTGCACTAGCCAAATTCAACGCAAATAACCCTGATTTTGAGATGGCCGAATATAGATCGGGTAATCTTACTAAACTTAACTATGGAGAAGATCTACAGAAATTTGCTCTAAGAACTTTAGGTGACGCAGATAAGTGGATTGATGTAGCAATAGCAAATGGACTTAAAGCACCCTACATAGACGAAGTTGGTGAAAAGTTGTTTTTACTGTCTAACGGCAACAACAATCAGATAAACATAGCTGGAACTGACAGCAATGGAAACCTAAACATAGATAAGCTATACATAAATCAGGTTCTGTTTATTCAGTCTGATGCAGAGCTATTCTCCTCTCAGAGAATTATAACCAATATTACTGAGGTTCCAGTAAGTGGAGAGTTAGTTCTTCAACTAGATGGGGATGACAATCTAGATATATACAAGATCGGAGATAGCGCATACATAAGGATATTCAAGCCGAATACTATAAATAGCAATTTCTTCATCATGATTCCCAGTGAAGAGGACATACCAAATGATACTAGACAAGAGGTTCCGTGGTTTCTTCAAACCAGTGGGGAAGATGAAAAGAGGGCAAAAATAGATCTACTTATGACAGAAACTGGAGATATCCAGTTTAATTCTACTGGAGATTTAGCTCTTAGTTTTGGTGTAGAAAATGCTATTCAAGCCATCAGATTAAAATTTAGCGTAGAAGAAGGCGAACTTCCTAGACATGATGATTTTGGACTCATAAACGTGGCTGGATCAAAAACTGATGATACCGATACCATCATTAAGCTAATTACTGATTCTATAGTGGGAATGATAGAGGACGACGCTAGATATGATAGAATAGAGACATTAGATGTCAACTATGTACAATCTACCCAAGAAAGATTGGGTACCGGCAATAACGTGCTGATAAATCTAGTTTTGAGGTTAGCTGGCAGCGATAATACATTGCCACTCACCTTTACATTAAACATTGGGTAAAATATAGTAAATAGGTGTAAATATGGCTATAAGCATTAGAACATACAATGAAATTCTTGGTGATCTTGTTCGCAAGATTATAGCTGATACCCCAGTTAATGACATAAATAAAGGTTCTGTGCTACTAACTCTATTGGAAGCTGCTGCCGCCAGTGATTATGAGAATAGTACAGCTGTTCTATCTATCCTAGAACTACTCAACATTGATGCCCTTAGAAACAACGATTTAGATGCCAGAGCAGCAGACTTTGGATTAACTAGATCTCCAGCTGCAAAAGCTTCTGGTTTCGTTACTGTTTCTGATACAGCCATATCTAAAAGAAGCACAACTCTATATCCGGTAAAATCCGCACCTATTGCTGGATCTACCACTCTTTTTGTCAACGATGCCAGTGAATGGGCTTCAAGTGGCACTCTTTACATAGGTAGAGGGACTCCTAATTTTGAAGGTCCTATATCTTACAGTAGTATAGCTGATAACGGTAGCTTCTTCTCTATTTCTCTAAGTTCTGCTCTTGAAAACGACCATCTAATATCTGATTCAGTTATTGACGGTCAAGGGACAACAGACCGACTCATCCCAGCTGGAACTATTGTAAAAATTCCCTCTAACAATCAGAGTCCAGAAATTGGATACGTGTCTCTCAGAGATGCTACTATGCCTGCTGGCGAAGACAGCGTTGCAGGTGTTGAGGTTATTGCTAGATCAGCTGGTAGCTTTGCAAATGCTGGCACTAACACCATTGCTCAATTTGAATCACTTCCATTTTCTACCGCTGCAGTATCAAATCCATCTGCTTTTTCTAATGGAGCTGATATTGAAAGTGACGAGTCTCTAAAAGAAAGAATCAAATCATATCCTAGCACTCTTGCTAGAGGTACAAAAGCATCTATCTTATCAGCGGTAATTGGTTTATCTAACACCACAGAAAACAAACAAGTAGCTTCAGCCGTTATAACAGAACCTGTAGATGTAGGGGATCCTTCTATTATATATGTAGATGATGGAAGTGGTTTTCAACCGTCTTACACTGGTCAATCGGTAGATCTTATTATCAACAACGCATCAGGTAACGAGGAGTTTTTGCAGTTGGCAAATTTTCCTATACCCAGACCTCAAATAGTCAACACTGCTGATGGACCCTATCAACTTGAAGATTCTGCTGAACTGCGAGTCTTAATAGATGGACTTGAAGAGGTTGTGGTATTCAACAGCAGTGATTTTGTAAATATAAGTTCTGCCACTATAACAGAAGTGTTGATAGCTATAAATAACAAGGCCACTACTTTTAAATGTAGGCTTGATCAGAGCTCTAATAGATTGTTACTATTTCCTGTTGAACATGATATTGAAACTATCAAAATTAGCTCTAATATATCAGTTGGACAACAAAACTCCAACGATATATTCAAATTCCCCGTAAACGAACAATCTAGTATAAAACTGTACAAAAATAACACCCTGTTGAGACAAAAAGAGAAGAAAGCTCAAGTCATATCTACTATATTTTCTACTTGGAATATTACTGCAGATGGAGATATAATTTTAACTGTAGATGGAACACCTTCTCAAACAGCGTTGTTTACAACAGCTGATTTTGGTGGCACTTCTTTTGTTTCACTGTCATTGTCAGATTGGGTCACAGCTTTTAATGCTAAATTTGCAGGTATCACTGCTGAAGCTACAGCGTCTCAACAGATGCTCATTAAATCAAACAAAGATGGCACAGAGTCTTCTATTGAAATTCTTGGTGGCTCATACTTCAACAAGCTGTTTGCAAGTCAAGAGGTAGAAGCAGTTGGTCAAACAGCTGACTTCCTACTCAACAGACAAAATGGAGCTCTACAGCTTTTGGTAGATGCAGAAGCTGGAGACATAGTTTCAGCTGGATCAGCTGATACCAAAGGTGCTGTAGTATCGGTTGAAACTACGTCTGGCACATTCAATGTGTCTTCTGACTCTAGCTCTAGACCAGCTGAAACAGTATTTGTTGTAGATGCTGATGAAGTTGTTTCAAGGGCAGTAACTCTACCTATTGCTGGACAAATTACTGTTACTGATGAAGGCAGCAACGTGATGCAAATCCTGTCTGACTCCGCATCTACCTTTAAAGATGTTCAACCTTTAGACTATGTTTATATAGCCTATAGAGGAGATGCGTCTGATGGATCTGGAGATTGGTTCAGTGAAAAAGATGCCGGTCTTTATCAAATTATTGCCAAGGGCGATCACACATCAGGATCAAATACCTACATAGAGGTTAAGAATAACGATATAGCAACTTCTGCTCTATCATCTGGGGGTACATATAGCGTAGTTGACGCAAATGATATCCAAGCCTTTAAATCAGACAAATATCCTCAGATATGGAGAGGTGGCTCAGTTGGAAATCCTCCTGCTGAACCTATTCAGGGTATAGTAGATTCGCTTAACGAGAATCTTAAGAACGTTAATGCCTCTGTATATAGAACAAACTTCATAAGAGTAACTTCAACAACTGAAGATGGTGGGAGCATAGCTACTCCAGTTAGTATAGGTAATGCTAACTTAGTATTTCCAACTAAAGGAGCTCTACAAACCGGCAATGAGTCTCACGTAGCCAATAAGGTATCTGAAAAGGATTTCGTAACTAGTTTTAAAAGAACCAGTCCTTCTAATACTGATGTGTTTTTGGGGAGACACACATACAACCAAGTCAAAAGTTCTTTAACGGCCAATGCTGAAAGAAATATAGATGGTTCTGGTACTGAAGATGCAACTCTGCAATCTACTGGATTTTTTACTTCTGATAATATCAGTTACGATGATGCACTAACTGTTACAAGAGGACCCAACAGGTTCCTATATAGAACGGTTCAATCTATTGAAAACACCAATGAGATAAAGATAAGAAACAACACTCCAAGGTCCATAATGGACTACATAACTGGAGATGAGTTTTCCATGTTCAAGATGCTTGAGTTTGGAGAGCAGGATAACATTGTTGCTATCGTAGACGATGATGCTATAGCAAAAACAATCGATGTAAGACTGTTTAGAACTGGTAGGGTAAATGCTGGCTCACAGGGCACAGGGTTTGTGCCAACTAACTCTCAATTCTCTGCTGATGATGCAGACAATGAAGCTGGAATAGATTTCGGCACTCTGTCTGTTTGGGGCACTACTGCTAACAATACAAATTTCAACGACTATAGAGCCTGGTTTAGAGCTCGCAATTGGTACTCAACTGGTGGTATTGCTGGTGGTGGCGGAAAACTGTTGGTTAGAGCTGATAGATTTGGACCTACTGGTGAGAAATACAGATTCAATATTGAGTATCCGTCTTTTGCAGAGAGAGATGCTTTAGTGTCTCACGTTAATACTCCTGAATACTCAACTGTAACTTACACTTTTGGATCTAGCACTGAAAGACTAGTTGGACTGTCAGGTGGCGAAACTTTCACTGTAACAGATCTTGGAAGCGATAACTTTAGATATACTTTTTCAGCTGGTGATTTTTCTACAGTTGTTGCTGGTGATGTGATCAGTATTCTGTCAGATGCAGGGGTCTCTGCAGATAATTCAGGTCAATTTTCTATTATAAATTCAGTATCTGCTTCAAAAATTATAGATATATACAATCCTGATGGTGTCGCAACAGCACCTGGTACTGCTGAGGAGACCACCATCACAACTGTAGCTGATACTGCAGGTTCATTAGATGGAACCTACTTCATTATATATGACTCAGCCGGATCTGTTGCTTTCTGGATTGACGTGGACGACTCGGGTACAGCAGAACCTGTTCATGGTGCAGATAGATCTGTAGAAATCACAACCATAACAACAGGTATGTCCGCAGATGACGTGGCCACCCAAGTTAGAAACTTTATGGTTGCTGATGGTCAGTGGACTGCTTCAGCACCTGTAAGTGATGAAATAGTAGCTACCGATATAAATGTTGGCACTAGAATAGATGCTTTTGATGGAGCTGGTGCTGAAGCAACTGGATTTACTATTAGCACTACAGTTCAAGGAGTCGAACCTGCGGTTGAGACCGTTGTGGTTCCCACTTCTGTCAAGTTCTTTCCACTCGAAGGCACAGATACTTCAGATATAGTTACCACAGTAAATGAAAGCAATATAATCAGTTTAACAGAGCATACAGCTGGAGCCATAACTCTCGCCACAAGAGAAGAAGCAGGCATTGGTACTGATGAACTTGCATTTGGCCATGACGATGATTCCGGCAGTGGATTAAATGGATATATCAGCCTATATGATTCTGAGAACTGGGTGCTATCATTTCAAAATGCAAACCCTAATTTTACCTTAAAAAATAACTTCGCATTAACTGGAGCTGCCCCATCTATATATGCTCTAGATACTGCACCCAACCATGATTCGGCAGATAACGGTGAGTTTTTTAAGTTGATTCCAGTTACCCTAGATAACCTACAACATCACATGACCCAAAAAGCCTTGTCTCAAATGGAGATTGTCTCTGATATAGATATTGCTGTTGATTCTAGAAGGGTTCAGATTAAATCTACTGAACTAGGTTCTACAGGCTCTATTGAAATAGTTGGTGGTAGAGGTAACTCAGTAGATTTTGATATTATTGGTACAGCTAACAAAGTATCTCAAGGTGGAAGTGACTTTACAGAAATTAAAGTAAGTACATTTCCAATTTCGCTCAGCGTTGGTGACACAGTCAAACTAACTAATCCTTCTGGTACAGAGAGAGCTTCTAGACTTGGAACAAACGATACTTTTGATGTAGTTCAGATAAGCGATGATATCTTTGAATATAGGTATAACGACAAAGATACTGAGATGAGTCCATATGTAAAATGGACCATAACCGATATCTCCGCTTCCTACAGTAAGCCTGCAGGAACTGTGTGGCGTTGGACACATGATGACTCTGGTTCGTATGTGGCTACAACTAGCAGAGATGTTGGAACAGTATCTAATGCTCCCGCCATGTTTATAGCAGATGGTACTGCAGGCACCACTGGTTCTAATACCGACCTAGTCTTAGAAATCCTAGATTCTGGTACTGCCTCTACAGCTCTCAGCTTTAGATTAACAGTGGCTGATGTTCCAGCTCAGGCACACTATTGGACTTTTGAGGACGAAGCTGGGAATGACTTTGCAGTGTGGTTTGATGTTGACGGAGCAGGAACTGTTCCCACTGGGGCTACTTATACAGCTGCAACAAATAAAATTGAAGTTGATATTCTAAGTTCAGACTCACCAAACGAGATTATGTCTAAAGTTGGTGTTGCATTATTGGCTGATGTACCTCTTCAAGATGAATTCATCACTCAACAATCTCAAGGAGCGAATCTTGACGATGTTGCTGAAGGTGATGTACTTACAGCTTTTGATATGGCTCTTGCAGGGTCTGCTGGTACCAGATGGGATCATGGAAATTTACATGGTGAATATGGAGACAACTTAGTCCCTGGTTACTGTATAGTTGGTGTAGATTCAGCATCCAACCATCTAGATATAGTTAATCCTGATGGTGTTGCTATGGCTACTGCAACCCCAATTGGAGATGGTGCTATACTCATTACTCCAACCTTAATTATTAAGTGGAATTTAAGTCATTCTGCTAAAGTTGATATTAGTGCCTTATCTGTTCTTAGTGGAGCAGCCACTGTTATCACATCTGGCCCACACAAACTAAATGTTGGAGATACCTTTACACTAGAAGATAATCAAGCTACTCCTAGTACCAATACGGTAGATACTGTGTTAGATTTCAATAGTTTTACTTATGACACCGGTGTTTCCGATGGAGCTTACTCTGGTGGTACAATAATTAAATCAAGTAAAACAGTTACTACCTATAAAATAGAAAGTTTAGGCTTCAATGATCTGTTTAGACTATCTTCTGTCAATGGGGATTCACCTAATTTCGCTGACAATGGAATTGCTGTAGATGACCTAATGGTTATTCAAGGAGAGACTTTTAAGTCTAATAATGCTGGACAATTTAGAGTACTGGCTGTAGATAATAGCTCTATAGTGTTTGAGAATGCAAACGGTGAAGATGAGCTACATAACGTTAAATTTTTCAACAATCTCAGCACTCAAGTACAGTGGACAACTAACAGCAGTACTGTAACAGCATCAGCAGGAGCATTTAAGAATTTGGCTCTTGGTGACTGGGTTAAGAAGGTAGAAGATAGCGATGCTTTCTATAGGCAAGTTACAGCTTTTAATACTGGATCCGCATCTACTGCAACCTCTATAACGTTAGGCTCAGCCTATCCAGGCACAACCGCTCTTGCAGAGGGTTTGGTCTTTGCTCAAGATACTGCTGTAGAGCAGGGAGTTGACCTTAGAGATACAAGAGACATAGAGTTTTACGAAGCAGATTCTGTAAGATTGGAAGATACCATAACAATTTCTAGTTTCGTAAGCCCCACATGGTTCAATGTTAACAATGCTGGAGTTCACACTATTACGGCCTATGGAGCAAATAGTGGGGACTTTAGACCGTTCTTAAGAGTAACCAACACCACCGGAGTTGCACAGACGAATGTATTGATATCTTCTGATGAAAATGGTTTTAATATCGTAGAGGGTAGTGGTAATATTTTTAGCACCACAAAAGAAGTTAGTCATATGGCCATAGATGAGTTTGACAGCAACAAAACGCTGCTATATCTAACACCATCTGGGAGAGAAAGTAAATTTAATGAAACGGCTAAAACTACAATTTCATCTTCAGGTAAAATAGGCACCAATCTTGACATAGTTAAGGGTGTAGATGGATATCTATACTACACTGGACTAATGAGAACAATTCAAAGAACAATTGATGGTTTTGAACCTGACGAGGAGACATTTCCGGGGCGTAGAGCTGTCGGTGGCTTAATTGAAGCTCTTCCACCTCTACAACAAAAGGTTACAATTACTATCAGGGTTACCACCAATAATGGGGTAAATATAAACGACATCACTAACCAAATTAAGTCTACTATTATTACCTATATTGATTCTCTAGGTGTTGGTAAAGATGTGATTCTATCTACCATTACAGTTAGAGTTAAGTCTATTGAAGGTGTTGCTGCCGTAACATTTGTAACCCCTGAACCTGACAATGAAAGAATTTCTATAAATGACAATGAGAAAGCTTTTATTGAAGCTGGCAATATATCAATAGCATAAGGTTAACATGGCTCAGAGAAAGAACAAAGCTGACCAAATTCACGATCAACTACCCAAAGTATTTGACTCAAGAAATAATCCTAATTTTAAAGCATTAGTTGCTGCATTGGGCATAGGTGATCAAGAGGTCGCCAACACAATAGAAGAGGTTAGGAAGCAGCTGTTCGTTAAAACGGCCTCAAGACCATACATAGATAGACTTGGTGCCAATGTTAAGGTCTCAAGACCTAGATTTATTGGTATGCAGGATCCTTCCTTCAGAGAGTACATACCAGTTCTTTCATATCAACCCAAGCAAGTAAAGATTATCCTTGATAAACTACTAGACCTATTCTTCTTTAAAGAGTCCACTACTTCTTTTATTCAAAGTGTTTTAGAAGAGCCATTTGAACTAGAAGATGGTTGGTCTTTAGAGTACAAGGTGGATGAGATAAACACAGAGAGAATTGAATTCAAGGCTGAAAACTTCACAGACATCTCTAATGCCACTGGTGATGAAATTGTGGCAGCAATAAACAGGGAATCTAAACACTCCTATGCTATCGCTTATCAAGACAGCATTAGTAAGAAAGTGTTTATTCGCATCTTTACAAATACAGTTGGTTCTAAAGGGTCTATTGAGATTACCGGTGGTAGAGCAAATATTGGCCTCAGATTCTCTGGCTTTATTGCTGATGCTGGCAATGGATCTAGCACTGAGTGGAATATCACCAAGATAGGTGATAAAGTTACGTATACCTGGACAACCAATGGAGCAGATCCTGGTATTCAGTTCTTAAACATAGGCGATGTTGTTCTTACAGATCTCGCTGGAAATAAAGGTTCTTTTGTCATTGAGAGTGTATCGGTGTCTGATAGATCTTTTTCATTTAGAAACCTATTTGGTACCACAGGTACCATAGCTCAAACTACAGATAAAGATGTAAAGTTTCTTACACCTATAAAATCTGCAGTATACAAAAACGATAGAAGAGCGTTGGCTTGGGAAGTTAAACCAGGTGAAATTACAGTTGAAATGCCAGCATCTCCACCCATAGTGCAACGCAAGCTTAATGGATCTATGCATATCAATGGTGTCGTGAGCCTCATGACAAACAGAGATAGCAGCACTTCATTAACAGTGGATAATGCTTCAAAATTTAGCACATCAGGGCAGTTCTGGCTGGAAGAAGCACAGGAACTAAAAGTTCGGATACTAACTAGTACAGAAGATGAAGTTGTTACAACACCCATCAACTCTAGGATCTCATCCTGCAACCAGGTATACACTTACACAGGTATCACTGGCAATACATTAACTGGCATCAGCCCTGATTTGCCCATAGTAGCCAGCCTCAATCAACAGAGTATTTCTAGCAGTGTCAGGGCATCAAACACAGTAACTGTAACTACCGCAACAGATCACGGATATCAAGTTGGAAATGCTGTAATTATATCTGGAGCTACTGCTGGCACATCTTCTGATCTTATCAACGGCACCTTTATTATTAAAACAGTACCAACTTCTGCCTCTTTTACAATATTCAATCCTGGAACTGACGGCACCAACAGTGGCGGAGAGACGAGAGCTGAGATTCCAGGTTTAGCTAACTCTGGATCAAAGGTGATTCTCAAAACGGCTCAAACAGATACTGGTATTCTAGGTCCATATATATGGGATGCAAATGCTGGTTTTGTGCTATCATCTCTAACAGCTGACATGACATCAGAAATTCAAGCTGGCAATACCGCTAGAACTGTTGAGATAAGTACTCCAAATAACATCCCTGAAGAAAGTGGACTTATCATATTTGACTTTGGAACTAGAGAGCAAGAGGGACCGGTTAGATACTTCTTTAAAGCCAGTGATGCAGCTCTATCTATCGATCCAGCTTATGTGTTCAAACATAACCATGATATTGGTTCAGCTGTAACCGTCTTGAGACGTCGTGGAGCACATCAGATCAGCACCTCAGGGTTAGAGTATGCACCTTACGTTACAGATCCCTCTGTTGGTAGAGTGATTTTACAGGAGTTGATGGAAGAGGTGAAGTCTGTTGGTATATTCTTGAACTTTCTAGTTAGGTATCCTGAACAATTTTACGCTACCATCGATGTCTATCAATCCGGTGACGATCCAGGGTAATAATGATATATTTGGAAGACTTTATTATAAAAATTGTACCTAGGCAAAATAGCAAATACCCTAATAAAACTAAATATTTTAGATGCGACTGTTCACAGTGTGGCAAATCTAAGGGATATCAGAAAAAAAGCAGATACAAAAATAAACCGTTATGCATAAAGTGTTCAACTAATACCAAAGAACACAAACAGAATCTAATAAATAATCATTGGTCAAAGACAGGTAAGTACTCCCCTAAGATATACGTAACTGAAGAAGAGATAAGGCAAAAACGAGAAAGAGAGCTTGAGCATAATCGAAAATATTACAAAAAATATTATCAAGAAAATAAAATAAAAATACACAATAGAAGAAAAAACAGATTAAAGAATAGCATTAACCTTAAATTAGCTTGCAATCTTAGAAGTAGATTGTATTTGGCCTTAAAAAATAATTACAAAACTGGTTCAGCTATTAGAGACCTAGGTTGTTCCATAGAAGGGCTTAAAAGACACCTAGAGTCTCAGTTTACAGAAGGCATGTCTTGGGACAACTATGGCAGAAAAGGCTGGCACATAGATCACATAAAGCCACTAAGTATTTTCAATTTAGAAGATTGTGGTGAGTTCAAAAAGGCCTGTCATTATACCAACCTACAGCCATTGTGGGCTAAAGACAACCTTAAAAAGGGTAGTAAATTCCACACTACTTTGGATCCGTATCAGAGTGAAGTAGATCCAGGGTAATGATTACTCTTCTTTAGATTTTCTTTAGCCGGTAAGTACTGCAAATTCCAAGGCACATGCAGTCCACAGACATTCTTACCCTGTAGAGGGATTACGTGATCTACGTGAAAACCTTTAGGTCTGTTCTTATAGATATCGTGAAGTTCTTTCTTGTGGTCTCCAATAGTAGCTCTTTTTACCACTTCTGATCTTTTTAAATTAGCCAGATGGTATCTGTGCTTATTAATATCATAGTATTTCTTGTAGTATTCCCTCTTTTTGTCTACATTTCTAGCGTACCAGCCCTGATTTCTGTGTTTTTCAGCATCTATGTTGGCAGTTTTATATATAGTATTTTTAGCATTTTTACAGCTTTTACACACAGAGTACAAACCGTCTTTTGCACTCTTATTCCTATAGTACAGCGATAATGGTGTGTTTTTATTACACTTACTGCATGTTTTAAATTTTACCACTATCTATTCCCCTTACTAGCATTGCCACCTTTACCACTGTGACGTATTGGCCTGAGATTGCTCAAAGCCCAACACCTTTTGAATTCTTCATCTTCTGTAGAGCTGTAATTAAAGGATGATTCTGGGATTATATGGTCTATAGTCCAACCCTTGAGTCCATAGTTGTCCCAACTCATCCAATCTTCAAATTGAGCTTCTAAATGAACCTGCAGTTCTAATAAAGTATATGGAAGTATGTCAAATGTACTCTTATTGTTCTTGCTCAGATTCTGCAGCCTTAATCTAGTAGATATCAAAGATGAGACTCTATGCTTCAACTTTCCTTGTTCTGTGAATCGTCTTTTGTCTCTTGTTTGTTTAGCTTTGCATTTCTTAGAGCAGTATTTCTTGTTGTATACAGTGGTATTAAACTCAGTATTGCAAATAGGGCACTTGATGCTGCTTATTTTTGCCCTATAAAATCTACTTTTATTACTAGATTTCTTGCACTTATCACACAAATCAACCTTGTCTTTTCTGTGATAACCCATATCTATACTGCATTTATTGCAGTTAAATTTATACAGTTTTCTTCTGTTAACCTGACCTACCCTGTCTTTTCTAGGCGCTTCTTTGATAATATAGTCCGATAAACTGATCATGTGTCAATTATACACATGGTATAATTAGGTTAGTTACTATAGTATTTAAGAACTGTTAAGGAGTGCATTTTGGCCGTCTTGGGAAGAGTGTTATTCAGCGGAGCTGAACGCGTAGATTTAGCAGATCTACTAAGCATAGATTCATATACTGGTGGAGACTTCAAGTTTCTGCTTAAATCTCTAGTGGGAGATGATACCCCATACATCTTTAAGGGCTTCGATGTTATAGACCCTAATGCTGCCATTGGCGGTGCTTCTGTGTCTATAAGGGTAGCTGATTCAGTAGTTTACTATCCTAGTTCTGATGCTGGATCGTTTTTCTTTGGATTAGAGGAAGGCAATGCAAATGCGCTGCCCCTAGTACCTGAACTTAGAAAATCAGCCACCAACTACGTATACCTAACCCTTACTACATTTGAGACATCGCAAGATGCTAGGGCCTTCTGGGATCCAGACAAAGATGGTGGTCAAGGTGGAGAATTCACCCAAGGCGTTAATACCGAATCTGTTCTCAAGGTGGAAGTTGGGGTTTCAACTGCTTCGTTCCCCGAAGGGACCGTTCCAGTAGCTAAGATAGTCCTAGACGCAAACTTTATTACCTCTATTACATACACTAGGGACATGATGTTCAGACTTGGATCTGGTGGTATCAACCCTGATCCATTTGCTCAATATGCTTGGAGACAAGATCCCTCTAGTACTTATGCTAGACAAGAGCCAAGTGTAACCATGACTAGTGCTCTAGATCCTAATCCGTTTCAAGGTGGAGATAAAAACATTCAGTCACTGAAAGAGTGGATGGATGCCATAATGACTAAGTTAGCTGAACTTGGTGGTACCACATTCTGGTATGAAGATACGGGATCGTTTGGGATGATAAACCTATTCCTAGACGTCCTTGGTTCAAACATCAAATCAAAAGGTAAATGGCTACACGATGCCACTACATCTGGCAAGTTATATTGGAGTGAAGATATATCTATATCTAGCCTAAGAGACAATAGAGATGTGTTGGTAAGAGCCGGCAACAAAACCCTTGATGATCAGCAGGTCATGTACATTGAACTGACTAGAGATCAAGAGCCCAACTCTAGTGATATAAATCTAGATTGGATAAATGGATCCACAACTGTTAATGGCAGTCTAACAGCCTTTGAGAACCTATCTAAGGGTGATTGGATCAAGAAATCGGATGATCCCGATTCATACTACGTGAGAGTAGAGGAGTTTTACGCTGGACTCAATCTAGGTGGCGGAACTACAACTCCAGCACTTGCGCTATCTGTACTAGTAAGTGACTCATATGCTGGAACAACAGGCTCTCGTAAAGCCGTGTATCAAAAGGGCATATATGCTTCTGCTGATGTTAAAGTAGCTGACAGAAATGACACCGACATATCTGATATTGGTGGTAACTTCTACTGGCTAGCACATAGATCAGATGTTGTTCAAAATATATCTGATATTACAACCACAACTCTAAGTCTAGATATAGCTAATCACGATGGAATAACAGCAAGATGTACTATTAACGGCGGTGGTAATCATGGACTTGTAGATGGTCAAGCTATTACTGTAGTTGGTGGTAATTTTGCAGGCACCTATAAGGTAGAAGTTGAAAGCGTAACTGACTTCATAGTTTCAGTTTCTGGCGGTCCACATGCAGACGAAACAGCAGTATCTTCTCATTATGCTGTAGTAACTACTAGCTCCACTACATCAAATGGAACCGAGCTTAATTCAGCTAATCACACCTTAGAAGACGGCAATCAAGTTATCATAGCAGGAACTACCAATTACAATCAAGCAGCTCCTGGCATAGAAGTTAAAGTTCTATCTCCAACTACATTCAGTGTTCCAGTTGGATCTGCTTTAGCCAACGAAACTTCAGGTTCTTCGACCTTAGTTAAGATGAAGGTTAGATCTGAATCGGGAGCTTCCTTAAATATAGTTCAGGGTGAAAGCGTCAATATCGGTGAGATAGAGAGCGATGCTATAAAAGCTTTTATAGGCATGGCAGATGCAGATACCCACCCGTTTTATTCAATTAGCCCCTCCTATAATACGCTAGATGGACAAGCTAACTG